GGAACAATGCTGAGTATAATATTTCTTTCAGAACCAAGTAATCCGTGCCCTTCCAGTTACTCAGGTCTGCGCTTAATTCAGAATCATCCATAGCGCCGAGATGAGACTCCTCAACACAAATTACATCAGCAGGAAAGTAAGCAAGACTTAATGATGTATACAAACTGTCCGAGTTAAATGGAGCATGGAAATTTCCAATAATGACGATGTTTGAATTTTTACGTTTTATCTTATTATACAGCCTCCACCAGTTTAAGAAACGTGTATCCTCGCCACGGGCATTCTCAACTGGATACCAAGAGAAGGTCTGATCCATCCATATATACTTGAAGCCGGTAAATTTATCAAGCAGATCTAACATTTCATTTTCAACTAAAGACATGTATTCATCAAAAACATCGTCTTCCGTCCCTGAGCCTAACCAATCTACCAGGTTTCTGAAATTTCTATCTTGTCCAGGATTATAATATAAACCCACATTGATGCCTTGCGCATTGAAGGCGTCTATGCCTTGTTGCAGGTAATCTGATGGAATGTTTAATCCATCCAAGTCTTCGTGTACAATATTATAATCGAAACCATATTGGGGTACGGTAACACCATTATACGCATGAGGCACCCCCCCATTATACGGTTGTACATCTGAATTGTCCCAGAATCGAAACCCGCGCGTGTTTTTAGCTTTAAAGACTACATATTGAACATTGCCGGCAGCAGCAGCCTGCGCCGCAAAATCCTCAAAATCATACGGCTTGTCGATTTGAGACCGGGCGTCTGTCCAATCTGTACCGGAGGATGTGTATTGGTAATTGTAGGGTTCTGAAATGAACCATCCTAATTTTTGCGCCTTGTATGCGGTTGTTAGGGCGTTTCCAGCGTCCACCGGAGGTAAGAACATTTCAGGGATAATTGTATTGTAATCCTCTGTTGATATATATGCCTCGTCAATATACCCTGTGCCATTAATACTTGTGTTTGCACCAACAGAAAACATAATCCCCGCTGACCCTGTAAATAAACTCCCGTCAAGGGTCACTGCATTTTGCGTCGTGTCTTGCTGCTCCCAAACGAATGTACTAGTATTTAGGCGGTAGAAGTAAATATCCCCGTTGGCATCATAGCGGATTTTCCATGTTGCATTAAATGTCACCGATACATTTACATCATAAACGGCAGTCCCTCCTTTCGTGATAAGGAGCCTTGCATTATTGTTGTTTTGTTGCCGCCTTACATGAATGAAGTTACTCGCATCAAAATGGAGGGCAAACATTACAGGATTATTGGAGGGTGTTTGGGTGTTGTTGAGATCGGCTTGCACTACCCCGCTTTCGATCAGATACGGAGATTTGGATTTGATGTAATTAGTTATCCCCATTACCCCGGTTGGTGAAGTGATGGTCCATAAAACACAGCCTAGAGTCTGCTCAATGGTAATAATAGATGAATCAGGATTGACAACTTCCCATTTATCAATATCAATTGTTTCGCCATAATTAAAGTCGTCATACAAAACCCTGATAGTAGTAACCGCTGCGGTGTAACTTGAAAACGCCTCAGACCCACCCGAGGGGGTAACCCCTACCCTGATATACTTACCTATGTCATCACTTCCAGGCCAGTAAATAGAGTAATTAGCGATATTAAGTGCTTCCTCATTCGTCCCTTGGTCATCGTCAGCCCTGTACCATTGTACTGTTTCCGTGCCTACGGGGTCATCCCATGTAGCCGTCAGTAAAGAAGCTACTTCCGCATCCCCTGTAATCTGAAGGTTCTGTAAGGCTTCTCCTCCTCTACTGTAGTGGCGATATTTTATAGCCGTCTTCATTAAGCGGGAGAGGCGGTTATAACAAAAGTGTCTGTGGCTCCGGCAGCATCGAAATAAAGCTCACCGTTAAAGCAACTGATTGGGGGAATGACGTCGCCTACTGCCCATCCGTGGTTTGTAGCGGCCTCCACGGCGCTGGTTCCGAATTTTACCGTTCCGGAGATTACTACAGGAAAAAACGCCTTGCGCTCGTTTCGGTCGACGTCGGTTAAAATTATTACTGTGGCGTCTGTGGATCCCGATGTAATAAGTTCGCCTTGTACTGCGTTCATAGCTTGAAAATTTTAAATGATGTTCTTGATGATATATTTGAACTTGCCCCACCGGTGTTATAGAGGGGATAATCCGTGTGATTGGTTTTTAGGAACCGGATGAGCTCGTTCTGATAATTTACCGCCGTGCTTTTCATTTGTTTAGCCTCGGCATGGATCATTTGGAAAGAAGTTGGTTCGCTTTGCGTATTTAGCTTCTGCGTTACACCAAACCGTGTGATGTTAACCTGATTGGATACAATGAACCGGGCCAGCGTGAAGTAAGCCAGCATGGGTTTGATCCCTGAGAAATAAACTGTCTGCGCATTGTAGGTGTATTCGACGCCGTCGATAAGATCCTGATAAGCGTCGTACATAGCGTGCTCTTCGTCTGTGAAATTGTTCATGAGATCGTAATACAAAGCATCGTTCAAGGCGGGACGTAGGTCGTTCTGCTGCGCTTCGATAATGAAAGGATTTATCCGGTCGTCATCAATAACGGCATGTGGCCGGTACGTTCTTAACTGTGTGGGCGTTATCAGGGTATCGGTTATCATAATCCTTCCCCCTCCGGCAAGAAAATATTCAGCTCATCCTCTGTGAATCCATAGGCTTTCAGCATAACAAGTCCGGCTTCGCGGCTCATCTTACCGCGTTCTACAAGTCGCATAACCCGCAGCAGGTGACCGGTTTGTTTCGGATCAAGTCTTGTCAGGTTCTCATCCACTGCCCGTGCCGGGGCTGGTTCCACTCCGGGTTGTGCCTGTCCCGGTTGACCCGGGGTTGCCCCCGGCGCGGGTTGCCCTGTAGTGGACGCTACATTTCCGTACATTAAGGGCTTAATATTGAAAGTCGAAAACGCGACCGGTTGCCACCAGTGCGAAAATATTTTCTTGAATACCCTGACGATCTGATCGCGGTCACCGGAGGTCATCACGTTCATGTAGTCGTAAGAATCACGGATTTCTTCCTGATTAAACATGCCGCTTTCCGGAAGCTGGCCGAGTATCGGCGCTGGCACCGCCAAGCTTTCGCGCAGGGCGTTTCGTGCGTCCTTAGATGTGAACTCGTACATCTTGTCGGTATTCTGCATTTGAATACTTTCGACAAGCTCACGGGCTTCTCCGGAAGGGTCTTCAATGACCATGGTTGAATTGGTGCCTTCCGCTCCCTGGAATTGTGCCATGGCTTCGCGGAATTTTCTTTCAGCGGCTTCATCGGCGAACTCTCCCGGGTATTTGAAAATATGCTGCGCTGAAAATTTGTTCTGGATCCCGGAGACCGAAGCAACTCCGATCTCAGCCTGTGCCTGTGCGTAGTCAAAGGCGGCATCAAACCTTACTTTAGGATACTTACCGGGTTTGGGTGTCCAGTACATGATCTGGCCGGGATAATTCTGCCATCCTCCGCACTGCTCCATTTGCTGACGAACAACATTAGGGTCCGGATTGAATACCGGATATACTTCGATTTCGTATGGATCATGCAGGACCTTGCACGGATCACGTTCCCAGTTGGTGGAGTACTTAATATCAGTGATCGCGCCGCGTTCGTTGGGAAGTCCCAGCCGGTTATACATCCATTCCAAAGGAGTTATTTCGGCGATTCGGAAATTAAGATTGTATTTGAAGTGAAGGACGAACCCCATAAACGGACTTTTGTCCTGGGCGATAAAATCCAGAACGTCCGTGGCGGTTATCCCTTCCGAGTTGACAACAAGATCGGCTAGAGCGGGATCCTCCCATCCTTGCCCTTTTATAAAATCGGTGATTCGGTCAATGGCTGACTTTAGCGTAAAGGAACCGTTGCGGACCTCGTCAGCCCTTTGCGGGTACAGGTTATCTACGTCATAGGCCTGGATCTCGTAAACCCGGTCGATGACAGCTGGCAACCTTTTGAGATACGGATCCCGCTGTATTGTATAGATCATTCACCTGCATTTACAGTATCGCTTTTTTGCGCTTCCTCTTCGGCGATCATTTTTTCAAGCTGCTCGTCCTCGGTGAGTTCAGCTTCAGCTTTCTTGTTTTTGGGCTTTCCTTTTTTGGGCTTCTCTGTTTTAGGTTTTGCGCCCTGAACCTCAGCCTGGCTGTTGTCCTGTCCTTCTGGTTCTTTAAACAGTTCCATGTCGCCGAAGCTGTCAATAACAAGATGTTGTTTGATAAACTTATCCTTGTTTACCCCGTGGCCTTCGGCGCGTCGTAGAAGTATCGCCGCGTGATCCTTGTTAAAATCCTGCTTGCTTACCACGCCGTGTCCAGGTACATGGATGAAAGCTTTCTTAGGCTTGAATGTTGGTGTGCTCATTTTTATTGGTTTTTGGTTTAACTTCTTTTGGAGATTCTTTCGCGGACGGCTCGGCGGTGTCGGACACAACAAACTGATCCGCGTGTTTCGGGTTGAGTTTTAACAGATATTCGTACTTCTCGTATGTAAGATTTGCACTGTCGATGATCCCAAAACCAAAGACCCGAAGCCTGGAATGTGGATTTTTAAGTTTTACTTTCTTTGCCATAATTTATTTTTTTAAACAAAAGGCCGGGCGTTGAACCCGGCCCTCGTCATTAAACCTAAACCGCACCTAATCGGTCTCTTTATGATACAGTCACGATCAGCACACTGAGCGCCGTACCCCTGGAAGTCCTTACCTCCAACTTGTACGTTCCTGCGACAAGTGCCACAGATGAGAACGTGAGTGAAGTATCGCTCGCAGTCGTTACCGCTGTTTGTGTGGTCTTCGCTCCGGTAGACTGATTCACCCATTTCACTGATTGAATGTCTGAGGCCGACCCGCCACCGTGGAACTCGGTTCCTGTGATGGTCTCGGCGTTGCCGCCCGCAGTGTCGATTGCCAGGTCACTGATATTGGTAACCGTCGGGATCGCTGCGTAGCCGTCAAGCAGATCGAGCGTTGAACTGTAGGCACTCTCATCAAAGAACGTCTGCGGAAGTTTTGCTTCCGTTTGGTTCTCCGCTGAAGCGAGTACAAGGTTATAGGCGCCTGAGTTTTCGCTCTTGTTGTTAATAGCGCCGTCCTGTAGTTCAAGACCCTGTCCTATGCCAAGCACTTCAAAAGCGTTGTCATCGATCGTTGAGTTCTGTATGATCGCAATGAACTTTCCGTTACCTAGCTTCTGAATGTTGTTTTTCTGCACCTGGGTATTTTCATATATGAAAAAATTCACCATATGCCGGTACAGCGCCTGACCTGAAGGCGCGGACACTTTCTCCCATGAGGGTAGTACGCTGTTCTTAAACCCAGTGAAAGCGTGTGCGACCTTACCGGTTTTAAGTGTGAATGCTGTGATCAAATGCGGGGTTACCGTGCTTGTCGTAAAGCTGCTGATGTCATCAAGGTTGATTAACAGCAGACGCGGCTTGGTCCCGCCGTACAGGGGATCTTCACAGTCGTACTGGCTACCTATCGTTATATCTCCGCATCCCATAATTAAGCGCTTATTTCCCTGTTAGAAATCCTAATGTCTGTTCCGTCAAACCATCCCACTGCCGTGGCTGTTTTATTCGCCGGAATAGTGATCGTTCCACTTGCAAGGATGTTTGTCCCAAAGGTTACAATCCGCTGTGTTCCGTCGGTGTCGAACATGAACACGAACCTGTCGCCAAGCTTATGTTTTGTCACCGCCGTGGCGTCGACAGTCAGCGCACCGGTTAATTGGGCGGGCTTTACCAGATGCTCCTTTGCGGATTGGTCCGTAACCTCGATGGATGAGGCATAGGCAGGCTGTTCCACTGTGGCCGCGCGTCCTTCCGACGTAAGCGAGATCACCCTGAGGGCGGTCCCGTCAAAAATGCAATGCAGTACAGCGTCCGAACTGATGTTTACCTGAAATGTCGATCCCTCCATTTGAGGGGCGGACTTCACATCGAATCCGGTTCCCAGTGTGACGATCCTTGCGGTCGTGTCTGCCGTGAAATGAAAGTATACTTCCTGCCACTGAAGTAGACCGGCAACCCCTGCATTGATGGTCATGGCGCCCGTCAATGCCGCGTAGCAGACATGTAATGGAACCCCGCCGTCAACACTTTGAAGGCTTGGTTCACTTGTGGAAGCAAAGGCCTGGGCTATTCCCCTGGGGCCGTGTGATCTTGAAAATATTGATAATACACTCATGCTTTAGGCGTATATTTCTCGTGAAGCAATCCGGATAGCCGTGCCGTCGAAAATGCCGCGTGCTACCGCTCCTTTATCTGCCGGGATCGTAATGGTTCCGCTGTCAAGGAAGCCGGTTCCAAAGGTCACGATCCGCTGCGTGCCATCGGCATCAAAGAAGAAAATGACCTCATCGAACTGGCTAAGGTTCGCGATGGTGGTCGCCGCGTTGATGGTCATGGCGCCGGTGAGTTCCGCGTAAACGAAGAATTGAACGGCGGTACCCTTTAGAAACAAAGGAATGCTTGTGGCCTCGTAAATTTGTATGACAGCTTTGCGGCCTTTGCCTTCAAAGGTGTTGTTGTCCGCTACCGCGCTGCCTACTGTTAATGCTGTTATCTCTGCCATTGTATTTTTATGTTAAGAGCCTACGTAATAAACCGTTTCACTGTCCAGCGAGAAATTGGCGTCCAGCTTGAAAAGCGCCTTCAGGAAATAGTGCTCACCTTCAGGGCGCAACTTTTCGATAATGAAGTTTTCGACATCATTGATCTTTTCGGTTGCGGCGTAAAAGTTTGAGTCGGGACCGGTCGTTGCTTTAGCAACCAAGACAACATCCGCAGGGAACCCGCTATAAAACCTGATATCACGTCCACCGTAATTGGCAGGAACATCTTCCGCCGGGCCTTGGCCCTTCTGGCTCAGGTTTCGTACTGCTCTTTGATATATCCGGAAAGAGGCCGTGCTCATATGGAAAATCATATCCGGGTCATCGAACAAGGCATTTGGAATTGCCTCTGAACAATCTTCCAGGATTGCTATAATATTGTTCGTGGAAATGGTCCCGATGTTGGTAACATCAATATTTGTCGCAGACGCGTCTGCCCGGGTGATATATCCGTCAAAGAAGTGGAGCGGGCTGGTTGTGGCCAGACTGTCGTCACCCTGCCAGAACAAACGCCCGATCTGGTTTTGCGCCTGTTTCATTACCACGTCGGCAAATACTTTCTGGATGTTGGGGTCGAGTACCTTATTAGGCAATGATCCCTTCGGCTGGAACTCTCTCCATGATGCCTCAAAAACCCGGGGGTTAATGTCGGGCACATAGATCATCATATCCACCGGTTGCAGTGTCGCCTCCGACATTGTCACCGTTGCGGATTTGGTGGTTGGCATTGCTTCCCTGGGAATGATCGGGTTGGCCGTGGAGACCATTTTTGCAATACTGATCTTACTGGAAACATTAGGGATCACATAGATTGAACCCTTTTCAACCGCCTCATTGCCTGTTACAGCTTCGGTTATGATGTAGTCCAGGACGTCGCCATTGTAATTACTTGTTACTGTCGGGGATGCCATTTTTTAATTTTTATTTAATTGTTCTCTTCGTTTTTGCTGTCCTTCCTTCATTTTATCGCTTATGGATTTGAAGGCGAATACCTTGGTGCCATTAACCTGGCCGTTGTTATTGAAAGCCTTCACCGGAGCCTGTCCGGCAACTGCCGTATTTTTGAATTCATTGATCCCGGCCTCTACTCCGGCTTTGATTTTGGCCTCGACGTCGACGGCTTTAAGCGCGTCGAGTTCTGCCTTTTGCGCGGCGTTGGCTTGTTCAAGGGCCGCGAAACGGGCCTCAAGTGCCGCGAGTGGATTGGGTGCGGGAGTTGTGGTGGTTGGCGGCGGAGTTGTCGCGGGCGCTGCTGCTGCCGGCGCTGCTGCCGGATCGCCCTTCACTTCAGTTACCTTGCCTCCCATCACTACCAGAATGCGGCCGTCTGAGAGTTTATGTTCACCATCCGGGGCAGGCATAGCCTGACCGTTTGCGTCAACGATAACAGCGTCGGCCCCCACCAGGTTGGCGGGATCTTCCGAGGAAACGGATACTCTTTGGCCGCCTTCGAGTTCAAGGTCGAGGGCTTTAATGGTTGTACTCATATTGTTTTTAGATTTATGAAGTGCGAATGCCTTAACTCTTGTGGCTGCCACTTTTTTGGTAGCGAAACCCAATTCGACGGCGTGATCTGCGCCCATCCCGGTCTCCTTGTCCATGAGGCCCTTCAAACCAGATTCAGTGATCTTGGTATGGGTTTGGTAAAAATTGCGCAGTTCAGCCTCTGTGGCTTCAAGGCCTTTTAATTCGATTTTGATTTGCTTGCTGTCGCCGGGCTGTAGTTGCGCCCACGGGTTGTGGATAAAAAATTGATGGCCCTCTATAATGGACCGCTCTTCACCTGCGAGAAATAATTTGGTGGCAATGGATCCTACACCCTGTCTTACTTCGCCTTTTTCATTGATGTAAGAATCTGTGATGGTGTCAACCCGGATACCGGAGTTACGGAGACTGAGAAGATAGTCGTAGATTTGATTCCCTGCGTCAACAAGACCGCCCGGGGAACCGATGTGAACTAAAAAAGATGTGGCGTCAGGCTGTCTTTTGACCTGAGAAATTACGTCCAGAAGTTCAACGCCCTTTATCTCCTGACCATCGTCGTCAGTGTAGGAACCGATTACTCCGTGAATGTAAATTTGCCCTTGCTTCACGGAAGCAAAATTCCGTTAGCCTCGTGGTTATGTTACGGACATTAATTTGTCAGTGAAGGAAAACGAGCGCCAAACGGTCTTTTCGTTGACACGGCAGAGTTCCGCGACTTTTTCAACTGCATGTGTTTTGGGTATTTTCTCCGCTTCCATCACGCGGATTACACGGATAAACAGATCACAATCCGAAAGCACACGACTGGAAATAATACCTATATTGATCCCTTCCCGGATGGTAATTTTCTTATCCAGAAGGTCGTCCATACTCATACTACCCTTGCTTTTATCGCGGTATCCGTTACCTCCCCGGCTTTTGCGTTGATGTCTTCTACGGTTACGATTATGTTCATATTCCTGATCTCGTTGGCCAATAGTCTGGTCGCGGCGTCTGCGCGTGAACTTTGTACCGCAGCGCGGGTCTCGATCTGCCCGCCTTGCGCGGCGTACCATGATTTCTGACCCCAGCTTTTACCCCCGTGTGATTGATTTAGAGTGGAGAGGTATTCTTTATTTGCGTTTTTCTTCAGGATGAAAAGGCCCTCATCTTTCTCAGCTTCAAAGAAAGTCCCATCCTCACCGTAGAATTTCGTGCCGCCCTGCGTGTGTGGGCGTCCCCCGACATTAACATACCCTCCGTTATCGTAGCGATAACCACGCGGAACGTTGCCGCCTTGAGCGAAGCTAATTCCCGATATGCGTGCGACCTGACTAAGTCCGAACGCGGTCACAACAGCGGCGGCGATACCACCGAGAACAGGGCCGACTATGGGTATACCGGCCATGGCTTTGTAAGCAGCCACGGCGGCGGCGTAGGTATTTGCCCATGTTTCTTTGATTGCGTCCTGCTGGAAAAGGGAGTTTAACAGAAGTCGGGCTGAACTCTTTTCTTTTGTGACCAGGGCCACTCCACCGATAAGGGCCTCGTTTTTAAGATCTTCAATATTTTTTTCAGCTTCAGCGGCGTCCTTTTTGGCTTTGGTTTCTTTGGCTATTCTGGCTTTGGTTTCAGCAAGTATACGGTCATTGAAGCGTTTCTCCATTTCTGCCTCCTGTGCCTTGACCTCATCTCGTTTGATTTTTGCGGCAAGATATAAGGCGTGCTCCTCTGCTAAAAATGCCTCATAAGCTGATAACCTTTCTTTATAATCAGTCGCGGACTGCTCTTTTTGCAAGGCCAGATCCTTGATAAACATTTCTTTTTTCTTGTCAGCGTTGTCCTTCTGGATCTGGAATAATTTGGCTTCAAGTTCGGCCTGCTCGTTAAGGTCTTCTTTCGTGGAGTTTGAAAAGCTGTTTTCTGTTTTCTTGATCTCGAAACGGTTTCGGGCTACAGTGGTCTCCATACGTGAGAGATCGTCCTGTAACTTCATAGCCTCCTGCAGGGCCGCAGATCTATCTTTAAGGTCGAGGTTCTTATCTTCCGAGCGCAATCTTAACTCCGATATCTTCGCTTGTAATACGCTTCGCTGCACAATTAAATGGCGCTCCAAAAGGTCGGTTTGTGCCTTTAGATCTTCCAGTGCTTGACCTTTAGCGATCTCGTCCGCGCTCTCCTTTAGTACGGCGTTGAACCCATCCACCGCTTTGGTGGCGCCCTGCATCACAAGGCCAATAGGGGTGGCGTTGTCCACGATCTTTTTAAATCCTTCGGCGGCGGCGTCTGCTGCGGCTGAGAACTGTCCTTTAAAAAGAAGCTTCAAAGATTTACCCACTAGTCCAACGCCGTCAATGGTTTCTTCGATCTTATCCACAATAAAGGACTGAATGAGGTTGCCGAAATCTTCTACAGCCTTGCCTGGGTCTTCAAAAACACTGATCAGAAATTTACCAAGGTCGGAGAGCTTGTCTGAAAGGTTCCCCACTACTATTGAGACCGTGCGTGTGATCTTTGCAAACTTGTTCTGCCCTTCCTCGGAAGATGAGAAATAACGTGTAACCGCTGCGATAGCGAGCCCGAGCGCTGCGATAACAGCTCCAATAGGCGTGGCTATAAATAACAGCGCGGCCTTGGTCATGGCACCAAATCCATTGACGGTGGCCCCTAGCCCTGGTATTAATTTATCCAGTGCCCCGGTGTAGTTACCTACGTTCAGCCTTTGTTTTTCAAGAGCGGATGAGTTGGATTTTATAGCCTGGTTGTTCTTGTTAATTGATTCGTTGAGGGCGGCGACTTTCTTTCGGCCTTCCTCCGTGGATATGTCAACTTTGTTCCTTTCCGCTCGGAGTTCTTTATTAGCCTTGGAAAGGCCCATGATGGATCCGGCCAGTACCTCCACCTCCTTTTTAGCCTCCGGCATTTTCTTACCGGCGCTTTCCTCTATTTTTAGTTTCAGGATTACTACGTCTGTTTTCTCGGCCATATTTAACTCACTTTAAATAACTCTACTTTAGTACTTTGTCCGGGAATGAAGTTTTCCACAGTGTTTATAATGAAATACGCCCCGTTATCAAATACCAGTCTGAGTAAATCAAGCTGTGCGATATCCACAGCGGTAAGGAAATAATACCGCGTAATTACTTTCGGGCGCTCAAATGTGGTGGAGAGCGAAGCGTAATAAGTATCAATAAAGGTTTGCCAATTTAGTGAATGATCTGCAAGCCCGTCTTCGAAATACCCTACCTTATAACTGGATAAAGGCCCGGCGAGGGTTGGCTCATAACTGTATTTATCCCTGACGAGTAAAAGCCTTAAGCCTGGATCTTCCCCGTCGGATATTGGAATTCTCGCTGCGGTAACATATCCAGCGGCTTCATTACCCATCCTTACGGTGTCGGACGAATTAAAGTCTGATGTAAAGAAGTCTTTTTGCAAGTCAAGGTTTTCATTACTGAGTAACAGTTCCCCTTTCCCGGTATCTTGACTAACCAGATCATCGGCCACGGAATATTTAAAGTGATTGGTTTGGGCATAAGAACGGAAATCAAACTGTATTTTCTGCTCTTTAGATATATCCCGTTTCGTAGTCCAGTCCACTGCACCTACCCTGTCCGTTATAATATCCTCAATCTTTACAGCCTCAATAGAGTTGGGTCCGGTTTCACGCAGGATCACGCCAAACCTGATCAGGAAATCCCGTAACAGGTTGCGCTGTAGATAATCAGGCAGGATGCCTTTAATGGCAACATAGGTAACTTGAATGGTCGATCTGACGCGACTATAAATTTGACCTTGTGTAAAGGTCAATGTCGCCGTGCCTATCCCTGAAGTGGTTCTTACACGAAGATAAACTTCCGTATTCTCTATCCCAGAAACAGGCCCGTTAGTGGCATCTGTTAATTCTAGTTCGTATGTTCCGTTTCCAAGCCCACCTAAAAGGTGTTCCCCTGAGTTTGAAAACAGACTGAGGTCCACGCCCGACGCCCCGCCGGCCAGAGCGACGGTAAACTCAAGGGTGGCGTATACATCGAATAAAAAGTAAGTACCGCCGAACGCCCCGCCTTGTGGATCTACGACTGTAAACGTATTGGTGCCGTCGTACATCCCTGAGGGGTTGAGTACGTTCACGGTCATGTCTATTTTTGTATACGAGGACGTTACTGCGTGGGTGGCTGCCGTACTACGAAAGGCTTCATATTCAAGCGACTTTCGATATGTAAAATTATATCCCTCATATCCGAGCGCTGACATATACATCGCAGCTAATTTTGCGTCACTAAAGATGTCGCCTGTTTTACTGTAGCCGGCCTGGGCAATTATTTCTTCAATTAGAATTTTGTACGGAAACGCATATCCGGTATAGACCTGGTCCAACGGGTTTGATGTTTCATCGAGTGATCCATCGTCAACAATAGGCTGTAGAAGATCTGAGGAAGCCCCGAGATCATAGTCGGACAAATCAAGATCTAAAAGTTTTCCCTCTCCAACGGAATCAAAGAATCCGAATGTTCCTGAAAAAATATTGATGTTAAAATATTCGTCGCAGTCAACGATGTACGCAATCCCTGTGGATATGACCTCGATGCCGTTAAGGATGAGTCGCGCGGGTAGCTTTGTATATGGTTTGGACGATAGCGAAAATTCACTATCGGAGAAACCGAATATGTTTTTATTCTGCGCTGTTTTTGGAAGTTGAAACCGATTGGTGTAGTTGGCATTGCGGGTTTTAAGGTCGCCAAATTCCAGCGCCTTTAATGAGCATGCCACTGCCGTTCCGGGGTATATGTCGGCGAGTTGATTGTCGATATATATAAGAGTCTTACTCATATCTCTCCGGGAACTCTATTTCAATTTCTATGCTATGCAGTGTGTTTTTTGTATTGATAAGGGACTGAGTAGGGATTACAATAACCCCGGTTTTATTTCCGTCCTCGTCCAGCACGTACACCTGTGATCCGTCACGCACAGCAGATTTATTTACCGAGCTGGTAAACTCAACGATGTTTTCCTGATAGACTTCGCCCAAGTGATTCAGTTCGCTAATGGCTTCCCATTGATCGAGTGTAAGGTTCTCTGCAAACAGGGTCAGGCGCTTTGCTTTCTTACGACCTGAGAAGTTGTAGACCGATTCCTGTCCGTGTTCGAAGAGCCAGAAAGCATCGCCACCGAGTGAGTTTTTCCACATGAGCATGACTGGGTTATTACAGGGGGATTCTATTTGAAGTGTGAGTGGAGCAAAAAAAGGAACGAACGCGCCCTCGTCAAGTGCCACACTAATCAAGAAGATAGCAACTGTGGATCCGCTAACCTTTTCAACCTTGATACCGATTTTGTTATCATCCGTCATAACTGTCTGATGGATGTATAGCGTGAATGTAATATCCGTTCCAACACCAAGTCCAACGGTCGGGCTACTTAGTACAAAGGTACTTCCGATAAAGAACTTCACCCGGTATGTTCCTGAGGAGTCCCACTGCAATGTTAGTGTGGCTTTTACGAATCGGTTACTAAGGCTATATGAGAGATCCTGTCGTACGGTTTTGGTCTCCGTTGTAGGAGCTGTGGAAATCCCCCCGCTTCCGGTCCAGTTTGTGCCGGCGTCAACATCGTTATACCAAGGCCCGCCGGGAGTCATACCTAAAGTAAAATCATCATCCGGCACCACTAGGGCTTCGGTATAATCAGCGGGTTCAGCGGGTTTTTGTCCTACTTGTAATACAAGGGTTTCAGCGGCCTCATCCAACGAACCAGAGGTAAGCATCAGTTTGTTTACTGCGTCAATTTCCCCTGTATCAAGGACAGTTAATGAAGTGCTCCCTACTATCGCTCCTATGGAATTATAGTATCGCTGAAGCGCGTATGCATCTGTAAGGGAAGTCGCGTAAATAAACGACAGTGTCGCCGGATAGTCGCGCCATAGTTTTGGATTGGTAAACAGCGTGAGAAAATTCTTTGTATCATCTGCTGGCACGTAGTCGGTTAGATTATTACCTACTGAACTGGGGATCTGCAACGCTCCGAATACTGCGTACCTGGGATTACCTGAATCGCTTGTCTGTGATCCCTGCAATGCTCCGTCGTAAAATTCTTGATGCTTGATATAGAATTTCAGCGAAGTGTCATCTTCAGTTTCGTTTAAGGCTGAGGGTTCGATCCATTCGGCAGTGAGAAAAGCTTTTACAATATCGGAAACATCAGCATAAGCGATCCCGTCATTACCCGGAGTGAAGGAAAATTTAACCCCGCCGGTCAAACTTGAATCATCGGAGGCTTTGAATACTTCTACTTCTATACGGTAGTCTGTGCGCTTGGAAAGGTTGTTAACAACGCCACCAGGATAAGAAGAAACAAAAGTATCCTGAATGGTGACCAGGGTATTCCCCCCACTGAACGCTGAAGCAGTGATGGCTGCGGTCACCGTAGGGCCAGAGTTCCAATCAACATACACGGTATTGCCTACCTGAAAATAAGCGGTAAGGTCTACGCCGTCGATCTGGAACTGATGCAGACTCCCGTTGTCATTCACCTGATCAATGATATAATCCTGCCGTTGCAGGTTATACACTACAGGTATTTTAACTGCGCTCCATGTGCTCGGTCGGGTATTTACTGATATCGCCATTATTTCCTGTTTAAAAAGTGATACCCTAACCCATAGCCTACCATTAACGAAACCGTCATATAAAATACCTCGGCCTTATCCGGTTGTTTCTTTTCGCTGATCCTTACACCGTTGATTTTCGGAGAGCAGGAGGAAAGCAAAAGAACGATACATAGTGTTTTCATTGCTGCGCGACCCTTGCCAGGTCTTTATATTTATTGATTAATTCTGTCTTTTTTATTTGCAGGTAGTCGATCTTTAATTCCTTGCGGGCCTCGGTGATCTCGTCCTCTACCTCGATTCCAGGACGCTTGCGCTGGAAGATGTCGGTACCTTTATTAGCGATCTTTCTGGCAATAGCAAAAGCTAACGATCGCGTGGATGTCTCCGGGTCATCCGGGACTATTCCTTTATCTTTTATCCATTGTTCAATAGCATCTACAGGAGGGAGCGTAAGTTGTTTCGTTTTTAGACTTGATGATCTGGCCGGGCGGCGTCCGTTTTTCTGATAATAGATATACCCCAGGCCGAGCACATCCCCGCCGTCGGGACGAGTGACTTCCCTGAGGGACTTAGCCGAACGACCGGAGGCGTAAATACCCTTAGCCTGCTGCTCTATTATATGCGCTTCGGAAATCCGTCTCAAAAACTTCGCTACCGCCTCGATCTGTGTCATACTAATTCTTCGTGTGCTAATTATTGGGTCAAAAAAATATCAAAGGCATTTTTGATCTGTTAATTCCTCGCCGGTTAAGGCGAAGTAAAGGTTTTGCAGTTGGTGGACGTATTTAGTTGTACCTATAAAATAGCCAGATGGATCACTACTCCTAACATCAAATGGATAGAGCATACCGGTTTGGTGAATACAATACCTGTAATTTCCAACTCCATTATTCCAAACATTACTACCTTCTCGTTTCCAAAACCCAAAATTCAATAGCCATTCTTCTGTGAGGGGGATGCCGTCGGCATGATCGCCTTTATCCAGATCAAGGCATTCAATATCAAGGGCGGTTACTTCGTGGTCATCCAGCCACCTGTCCGCTGATTCAGAAAAGTAATTAACCCGATTCCCTATCCTTAATTCTGATGCTTTCATGGCCGGCAAATATTAGTAGCCCTCTCCGCTATTGGCACCGACATAGTTAACTGTATTCCGAACGTGTGGGCGTCATAAAGCCCGTACTGCGGGGTGTAATTCCTTTGCGTGATCCCTTCGCTCTCCGGGTCGATGATGTCATGCTCATTCAGTTTGTGCGCGAACCGGCGGGCCAATAGTCGCAGCGTGGTCATGACGTCGTCTTCAATGTCTGAGGTTACGTAGTCCTGCGTCTGCGCCTCTACCTTGGTGAGAAAATATATATCCAGGTTGACCGTACCCCGTAGTGCTCCGCTTTTCCCTGGAACGTCCGCAACATCAAAAGGAAGGACGAGCATAAACGGGTACTTGGAAGACAGAAATTTGTCGGTCAGCATATTGATCTCAAACTGATCGGCATAGTGAAAGGACTTGATGTCTGTCATGGTGTCCTTTATTTCTTCGATGGCGGAGAGTAGGGTCATTCGTATTCCGGTTTTTCTGGGCGAATACTCCAATCAACTTTATGGTAAACTAGCCCCATAGACGTCATTGCTTGCTCTATCCCGCGTGGGGATATGATTGTCTTAACAGGAGATGCCACAAACCGAGACTCAACCGACACTATCAGCCGGTCGCCATCTTTTATTGTAATTTCATACGTATTACCACCATTTGAGGATTGGCTCTGGCAGTCAGGTATTGGTCCGATATCGTTACACATATATGTTTTTAGGGTTACGTTTGCTTACTGCTATTCATCATACTTTCAATCTCATTAAACCGTTCCTGGTACTCATCTTGCTCTTTCCAAAGCCAATGCAGGTTCATCACTGTATGAAAACTCTTTTCATACACTGCGTCCGGGTCCATACTAAACTTCTCAGCGAACTTCGTTATCAAACTTAAGTCAGCAAAGGGAGACAGCTTTGCCACGTTCGCCGCTTTGCTTATCGCCTGGCTCTTTTTGACCGAAGCCAATTCCTTATCCGGTGAAAGACGCCCCTGCGCTTCCTTCCAGATTTGTTCAGTCTCCGTAGCAAAAAAAAACCAATTGGATAAATCTTTGTTATCGGCATCTTTAAAATCACTTGTTCAATCTCAATTGCCCGCATCATGTCAAAGGGCGTCCGGTCGATCAATGGCTGAAAGTAAATAGCCGTGACTGAACTTATAGCCTCGCGAATGTCCCGCGTTTCTTCCAATAGCTTTCGTGCCTGGATAGCCTGACCTATGGTCATACGTCCGATCTTTCGCGGGATCTTCACCACGTCACACACGAGCGGCGCGTCTGAATACCAGATAGGCCGCAGGGTGATCTCATTAGGGATCGGTAGGTCTTCGAGTTCAGACTTAGCAAACACGAATTGTATACACTGATACAGAGCGGTTTCGAGTTTGTGATCCGTGGAAGTTTCAATGTCGTTGGCCTCGACTCCTGATAGAATGGAGAACAGTTTGATCCAATCCTGTCCGTCCCATTCCTTTACGATCCGCTGAAACTGATCAACGCTTGTCTCTGACCAACTTTCCGGGCAGGATACTTTATGATCTCCTTTCGTGGTTGTGGCGTTGAGCTTCAGCATGATTTAGTACGTAGGGCTTACTGTTGGAATGTCAGCAATCGTCACAATCGGGCGGCGATGCATAGCGATATTCTGCTCGATTAGGCGGGTAATCTCTTTTTGTAGCCTGATATTTTGGGCTGTTAATTTCTTTATTTTTTCCTTGTCTGTCATCACAAAATCCCCCACATAAAGTTAACAATTGTTATAAGTATTTTCACAACAATCACAATAATTCCGATGATGGAAATGATGGCGACCACGCCTATTAAAATCTCCCATGCTTTTTTTAAGTGTGCTTTCATATCGTTTGATTTGCTAAATGGTTTAGCGTGGCGGCCAGTGCTTTTGCCTCAAGCTGACTGAGTTGTATCCAAATAACCCCCCGTATTTTATCACTCTTAGGCGAGAGATCCGCCTGAATGGTAATCGGTTTCTCTTTGTCGTCCTTCAAATCTGCATGATCCATCCACACAGTTATAAACGGACTCTGGTCAAAATCATGATTATCAGACCACGCCTTAGCTGGTAATTGAATTTCAGATAGTTTAGACATACTTTTTAGGTTAAATAATTCTGATTCCTTTAGGTTTCCTGAACTTGGTGACGACGGCATACCTGATCGCGTCCATTAAGTGATTGTATTCATCACGTGGGTCGTTGGTCGGGTTCTTAGCCTGATCCAGCGCCCATTTATAGTTCTTGTTTTCGTGCCAGAGATTCTTTGAAGATTCCGTGGCCACGATCTGGTATTCCTTCACAAACTGTATTCCGGACTTAACAGGGCCCTTGTCGCATTTTATCACGTTCCAGCCCATGCGCTTCATATCCTCGATGTCTTTGGGCTCTGCGGCATCGGCGTAGATCTTTGATGATTTCTTGATCCCAAGTGAGCGCATGCGGGCTGATAGCTCAGAGTTCAGCATCCCGGATTCGTATATCTTTTCCTCGCACCACACCGTTTTATTGTGATTCTCGCACTCAACCAGGGCCACGGGGTCGTTACTAAACCCGAAGTCCAGCCCATAGAACTTTTCGTAATTGTGCGGCATCCCTTCAATGGTTTGCCAATTGCGATAGATCCGTCCCTTTGCCCCCTCGCTGATCAACCCCTCAACCATCAGATAAAAATAATCTGGATCTGTTGACCGGTAGTTGAGTAGCTTGGTGATGAAGGACCGATTGAGATTAGCCAGGTTGTCCCGATAGGTGGAATGGATGGAAAGAAGGGCCGGGTCGTTCTTTGGGATGGCGGTATAATAACCCTGGTAGGCCGGGTGATCTTTTAAGGTATAATTTCGTTTCCAAACCCAATGCGATTTTGGCGGCGGGTTGAAGATCCTAACCACCTGGATATTACCCTTCACGGTCCTGAGTGAGTCGTCAAGCTGATTGAAGTCTCCCTCCGATATCTCGTCAAATTCTTCAATGAACACGTGTGTGGCACCCGCTATCGACTTTAGTTTGGATATGCGGTTGCTGGAAGACTTTTTAAATCCCTTCGATATGATATAATTCCCGGTTGGTTTGTATCGGACGGTCATCTGGTTTTCGTTGATGTCGAAGTCCGTTTCCTGTAGGGTTTCATTTTCAGCGATCCGGTCCTTGAAGTCGCGCCAAAGGCTTTCCCGGATGTCGGAGAAGATTTCCCGCATGAAATATCCTCTGAAGTAATCCGGACAGGTAAGCAAGTGAAGTGCGTATTGAGTTCCAGTAAAAGAGCCGCCGCGGCCCCTTCCGCCCCAGAGATCGATATATCTGGCCTTGGTGTTAAAGAGTGGTTTGTATTGTTTTGCAAATTCAAGTGTCGGCATCTTTAGAATAGTCCTTGAATATTATTTCATGAGGCCCTATTGGGTTGCCTCCGCTGGTTACGTCCACTTTGTCGGTAGGTTTGCCCGCGTAGTATTCATAGAAAAGTTTTACGAAAGGGAACTCCCCGGCCTCAATACCTTCCTTTAAGGCGGCTAATGCTTTCGGGGCTAATGGTGTTAAGGTGTCAATTAGTTTAACCTCCTCGGCCTTGCTCTTGCGTCCTGATCCCTCTCTTTTACCTCCTCGTGCCATTGACTTGAAAAAAAATGATTAACCAAAAAAGCAGCCGGCTAGTCACCGGCTGCCTAAACCTAACAACTATGAAAAACTAAACCCCAATGTCATATCGCAATTATTAAAGCGATTATAAATGCTATCCATCCCGTATTCGGATTTCAGAACGCGGGGCCGAATGGTGCGTTTTGTTTTTTCTTCCGGGGAATTGCTTATTTTTGTTTCTTGTGTTGTGGTCATAAGTTAGGCGCTTTTCCACACAAATGGCGGACAGTAAATAACAAAGCCGACATTACGCCGCCTTAACTATCTGATTATCAACTCTTGGTCCGATAGCTCAATTGGATAGAGCATCAGCCTTCTAAGCTGATTTAAGGCGCATTCAAATTTCTGTAATACTTCCTGTATTCGCAAGCAATCAGCTATAAATCACTGCGTTATACAATCTATTTACAAACGTATAACAACCGCATTACAAAACATTCCTATCTTTGCGCCACACAATTACCACACACCTATGAAAGCATCTATTTATTTCGACTCCCGCCGGCCGCTGGCTTCCGGAGATGACAAAGGCCGCTGTCAAATTAAGATTCTGGTCGAGTTTGACGGCGGCAACCGCATGCGAAGATACTATCAAACCGCGGTGTATGCGACCAGATCCGAATTCGACAAGATCATGAAGGGTCAGTACGGAAAGTCATCTGTTGCTGAAGCCGAGGCCCTAGAAAAGAAACGAAAGGTCCTACTGGCGGTTGAGCAGAAAGCAAAGGAGACACTCTTCCCCGGGATGGTTCCGGAAGAATTTGAGCCGCGCTTCTGGTCCGCGGGAAACCTGAAAAACCCCCTGGATATGCTGCTGGCGTATTCCGAGGACCTTAAACGCGAGGGTCAGATAGGGACAGCAACTTACTACCGGTCCGCTTATTCAAGCTTCCAAAAGTTCTGTGATGAAAAATATTATGGCCGGCTGTCCTTTATCCAGGTAACCCCGCGCTGGTTACTGCAATATGAAAAATGGCTTATGGAGCAAGGCCGGAGCATTTCCACGGTGGGCACCCATGTGCGCCCGATGCGAACAGTTTTTAACAAGGCCCTGGCGCTGGGGATCCTGCAGTACAAAGACTACCCTTTTGGCCGGAATAAGTACAAGTGCCCGACCAGCCGGCGGCGGATGATCGCGCTATCCGAGGCTGAAAAGGATAAAGTTCTCGCTTATGAAGGGGACTATCAAAAGGCCGTGGACCTCTGGAAGTTCAGCTATTACTGCAACGGAATGAATTTCAACGACGTGGCCAGGCTACGGCGTAAGGATATCGAAGACGGGCACCTGACCTTTGTCCGGACAAAGACCGCGCACACCGACCGCGACCGCACCCCGATGGTGATCACCATGCACCAGGAAGCGGAGCGAATCATGCACCGATGGGGCAGTAAGGACATTTCCCCGGGGGCTTTTGTTTTCCCGGTCCTTAGGATGGAACTGACGCCAGCTCAACAAAAATATATCATAGCGGACTGGATTAAGGATGTGAACGCCGATCTACAGGAGGCCAGCCGGAAAATGAAGATCCGGAAGATCACAACGTATTGGGCCCGGCATACCTTCGCCACGACCTTGAAGCGGAACGGAGCCCCGATTGAGTACATTCAGGAGGCCCTGGGGCACTCAGATCCCCGAACTACCCAGATATATCTCGAACAATTCGACTTGGAGACCAAGCGCAAATATTCCAATGTGTTGTGATTATCAAACTAATTCCTTAGTTTTGTATCGCCTGGCAGACGGACATGAATGCCAGAGAGGACTTTAAAAAAGCCCTTTACTGTTCTGAAGCGGTATGCCGACCCTTCAAAATAAAGTGAGGGGCTTTTTTATTTGCGTCTGCCGGCCCTGCCGATCCACTTGTGGGCGTCAATCTGAATGACGGTTCCGGTCACCATTAATCCCCCGCCGATGCACAGGAATACCGGACTCGGTGTAAGCCTGCCTATATTATCCCAGTTGTTTTTCCCGTTCTCAAGCCCTCTATTATACAATGCTATAGCCGCCGTGGTGGTCACCGCCCCGGCGATTAGAAAGAAGGTACCGGTCTCAAGCCGACGATGGGATTTTTCCAGGTTCATTTGAATCTGTTTCTGGTTGATCTCAAGTTTCAGGATACGTTCTTTGAGATCATCCTGCGCAAAAGCAGGAATGGATAGTAGCGCAAACAGGAAGGTTTTCATATAAGTTAATTTGGTGATACATCGCTTCGGAAACAAAAAGTAACCATTGGGAAACTTTTCCTAATTACCGGGAAACTAAATTTTTAGTTAAGGTTTAGATTTAGCAGTAGGAGTATTTTTTTTTAACTCCGCCTCTAGCCGCTCATTCTCTTTTTGACAGTCCCTTAATTCCTTTTCCTTTAAGTCTATAATCTTCTGTTTATCCTTTAAACTAGACCTCAGAACTTCAATTATTTCTTTAATATCACCTCCTTTTTGTACGGGTGTAGTATTTTCTGATGAATCGGTTTTAAGAACTGTCCCAACCCCTGTCTCCCACCAGTCCAAATTCAGCCCTGGTAAACTCTTAATTCTCTTTAAAGTCTTCCGGCCTGGATTCCGGTCCTCTTTATAAAACTCATTGATGGCACCCCTTCCCGCCTGCACTTTGTCCTCTAAAGCAGTCACAGAATTGATATGTAACTCTTTGGTATCCAGTATTTTGTCTATTTTTTCCTTAAAAGTCATAAAATTCTTCGCATAAGTCTTGACTTTTCTTTAAAGTCTTCGTTATATTTGATACATAGTTAACAATATAACGCATGGCAATTGAAAATAGCAAATCCAAAACCTCTACCCATGTAAGGGTTTACAAAGAAAAGAAGGATCGGGTGGAAAGAGTAGTCCGCAAGCAGGCTTTTGCTGAGGATCGGAAGGTGAAGGAGACAGAGATAATCGACCAAATTCTTGAAGAAGGATTAAAAAAACGTGAACGCAAACTCGGAATAAAATGAAGGCTCTGGCTCCGGAACTGGAATCGAAGATCGACGAGATCAACGGCTGGCTGTTTCATGCCGATCAGAAAGAGATCTCGAAAAGATCAAGACGAGACGAGCCGTGGGTGTCGCGTGTACTGAATAAAAAGCTACCCCCGGACAAACGAATCCTGGACGCCGCAATCGAAGTTATGAATGAAAACAAGGCCCGCTTTGAATGTGGCCATAAACTCAAGCTCGCATGAAAAAAGTAACCATCCACGGGATCCGGTTTGACCTGAGTCAAATGACCCCGACCGCCAGAGAGAAGTTCCTGAAATCCATTCAGCCATGAAACCAAAAATAGCAACTCTCCTGATCTACGGCCCCTCAGAAGACATCTTTCAGAGTGTAAAGGTCTCTTATATAATAGAGATCCGGGGAGGGTTCTTTGATGAAATGTGGGTCGCTGTTACGGAATGTAAAATTTTAGATGATGTGATCATTGAACCTAGTGACCTGGAAACGGATTTATGCGAGGGCATTCGCTTCAATGAGTGCATCAATTTAAGAGTAGGAGTGAAAATAGAATGTGAAGTTGATACGAAAATTACAGCAGAGGAAAACTTTTAAACCTGTATAGGATATGATACTATCATTTGAACGGAAATAGCCTAACCCCCTTACCCCTTATGAACACAATATACCTAAGAGACGAAAACTACAACTGGAAAGAATTTCAGTATGAAAATCTTTCTGAGTTGTCGAAGCAATTAACTGAGCGTAACATAAGCATCGGGAACCACGCAAGCATCGGGTACGGCGCAAGCATCGGGCACCACACACGCATCGGGTACGGCGCAAGCATCGGGTACGGCGCAAGCATCGGGCACCACGCACGCATCGGGTACCGCGCACGCATCGGGGACGACGCACGCATCGGGGACGACGCACGCATCGGGTACCACGCAAGCATCGGGCACGGCGCAAGCATCGGGAACCACGCAAGCATCGGGGACGACGCACGCATCGGGGACGACGCACGCATCGGGTACCACGCAAGCATCGGGCACCACGCAAGCATCGGGTACGGCGCAAGCGTCTTCAACAGCCTTTTCATAACGGGATCAAAACATACCGTCAACTGGTATGGAACCGGGATAATTCATATCGGATGCTACATGAAGACAATTGAAGATTGGGAACAAAATTATGCTGCCATCGGTGATGATGAAGATTATTCTGAATCAGAGATTGAGGAGTACAAAGGCTATATCGCTATCTGTAAGATGATGCAGGAATCTATAAAAGAAGAAACCAAACCTGTGGAGATATGAACACAACTATAACCGAAGACGCCGACAAGTTCCAAGCTCTCTTAAAACAAGTGGAGCAATTGAAAACACAAAACAAGATCCTTCGCGGATTCCTGGACCTTCAGCTTACCTTCTTTGAAAGTGACTTCAATGAAGACCCTGGCCGCTTTGAATTTGAACAACTGAAAGCCTACACAAGTCAAGCCCTTTACCTTGAAAGAACAGGTGTAAGATGGAAGAATATAGTACCTGAGGTTCGGAAACAGATGGACCGCTTACTGAGTGAGTGAAAAATGTGGACACGTTTTTATTCCTGCGAAAGAAAAGCCTGGAAAGAATATTTAAAAATGAAAGCCATGACAACAACTGACGAAAAAATTACCTACCGGTCCTACACGATTGAACCCGACAGAGAATACCCTTACTCCCGGGGAAGGTTCATATTCTATCCTACGGAAACAGGAATTGAACACAACTACGATCTGGTAGGTGAAGACTCTTATATCTACTGTGGTAACTGTGGATGGAGTGATAGTGTAGAGGGAGCGAAAATGGAAATAGATGATAAACTAGCTTGACTATGGAGACAACAGAAAAGAAATTAGTTATTACAACAATTGATTTTAATGCGTTCCAGGCGACCGGTCATGTTTTGCCGGCTTCTTACATACTTGACTTATCACAAGAGCAAATCAAGTTCATTGAGAAATTAACAAACGATGGACAAACTGTTGACCGAGTGTTTATAAGTGAACAAAACACCTGAATAAAACCTTTAACCTGACCTGCTATGAAAACGCAAAGAAACTTTTTTAATCTTCATAATCAATCACTACTAAAATGCGAAAGTACATTAACATTATTGGGCTTGCGATTCTTGTCATTCTTGCTACGCTTGCTCTTTCTTGTCAGGATGAAAGCCAGGTCATTGAGCCTAAAGTCTGTGATTCAGGATCTGGAACATGGCCTGACTGTAAACCTACTGGCCCCACTCAGCCAGATAATCCATGATAGGAGAAAATTAATTGGGTTGGTGCTGTTGGCGGTGGGCATCGGCTCAGTCTTTGCCCACCAATTTCTTTTCGATATGTACGAGGAACCGCATGACGTTTGCCGGGTGCTGCACTTCTCGGAATCACAATGCTACAGCCGGATAACCCGTGAGGGATGGTGCTACATGAGCTGGTTCTACTATTACGAAACGATCCGGTTTTGTGTCGCAGCGATCTTCTTAACCCTGTCTGGATTTCTTTTCATGCCAAAAGGCAAGGGCGTGGCGATTATCATTTTCTCCGCATTACACGGGGCGGCATGGACCGGACTATTTCACTATACCCTCTTTGTTGAATCACATGAGACCTATCACATGCTCCCGCACTGGCACTTCATTGTGTTCGGGCTATCGTTAGGGATCGGGATAATTCTAAGTGCGGATTACTTTGCTTACTGGGAGCATCACAAGAAACGCGGCAACTGGCAGAAGTGGCCCGCTATCTTCCGATCAACTTACAGTCAGGAAGAAAAAAATAAGCTGTTCGAAATGGCTGATAAGGAATACGAACAAGTTAACAGAATGATTTAACAATACTAAACCACACTAACCAATGAAAGTTATAAAAAAAGCAAAGATCATTAATGACAGTTACCTTGAAGTCGAGTATGAGGAAATAGGCTTTGAGAACGATCAGAAGTTTACGAATACATTGCGATTCACAGGCGGCCAGCGTGTTCACCCTGACCTAAAAACTGCATTCAGTTCTTTGATTCCGTACATGGTGGATTCGTGTGAGTTGATGGATTTTACAGACGCGCTCGTTGAAGTAAATATTATCCGTTATTCAGTGACGGGCTTTTCAATCGGCGGCAGCGACGAACACGAAGGCGCTACACTCATAGGTAGAAAGACGCTGCTATCTAAAAAGGTTCTCAATCTCTGTGCTCCCTTCACTAAGTACGATCCCGAAGTTTCTGATTACGAATATAGCTCAGAATTAAAAGCGGCGGTCGCGCTGGCTTCCGTCGAAGTGGCTGCTTATCTGGAGGGAAAGCATGAGCCGTCACAACAAACAAAACTTGAATTAGCCTAAACCCCCTTATAGCAATGGAAACCACCTATACAAAAGACGAAGTGATTCAAAAAGTAATCACCGAACTGCGCGCCACAAATAAAGCCTTGAAAATCGGCGGAGCCATGGGACTGACTGACATGGACTTTCAGTTTATCGGAGTAATATCCTGTGCGTTGAAACAGCCGGAACGCAAGCTGCCTGTTTTGAATGCTAAAGTAGGAAAGTCAATACCTAAGGAATTGCCAACATTTGAAAGGAGAACATGAAACAGTTTTTCTTACTACTGGCCGCTAACGCTATAGCCATCATACTTGCCTCACTGGCCTGTTATATGGTTTACACTGATAAGAAGGGTTACGGATGGGTGATTTTCGCCGCGCTGATTTGCGCTGTCTATCCAAAAAAAATGTGAACAAAGAAGCTAATGGAAAAAACTAAAAAGTTTATCGCTCAATTCACTGACTCAGTACAATACACTCAGGATAGTTGGAAGTCGATCACCCCGAGCCTTGGAGTAACTGAACAAACGACAATCGGTGAAATACGGGAATGGATGAAGAAAAGGAGCGCCGAAATGGTCAGTGAGTTTAAAGTAATAATCCTTGACTAATGGAAACAATCAAAGAGGCTTTGGATTACGCTAAGCAACGTATTGATGAATTAAAGGCTGAAACCGCCGAACTGAAAAAGAACAACGAACTTCTAAAAGGATGGTTAGCCTCGGCTGAAGTTGAGAACGCCGAACTGAAAAAGGAGAATGAGAATCTCGCGTACAAGTGTGACGTCCGACAAGGGCAGATTGATTCTCAGCAACTTTTCATCAAAGATCAACATACCGAGAACGCTAGACTAAGGGAGGCGTTGGAGACAATAGCCAGCCGTCGCATAGACACTTACGGGCAAAGGATTGCAAACGAGATGAAGGAAATAGCTGAAGCCGCCCTCTCCGAAAAGAAAGAGACTAAACCAAAATAACTACTTATGGAAACGACTTTAACGAAATCCGGCAATCAAATCGCATTCACTGACGATCAGGTTGCGCTTATTAAAAAACAAATCGCACCTAAAGCGACTAACGACGAACTGCAATTATTTCTGTATCAGGCAAAGCGTACCGGACTTGACCCGCTGACCCGGCAGATCTATTGCATACACCGTTTTGACAAACAATCGAACGGTCTAAAGATGGCGGTACAAACTTCCATTGACGGCTTCCGGGTGGTCGCGGAAAGATCAGGGGATTACGGCGGGCAGGACGAACCCGATTTTGTAGAGAAGGACGGAAAGCTGATTGCCTGCAAAGTTCCTGTGTACAAGTTCCGGGGAGATATAAGATACCAGGCTTCTGTGGGTGTTGCGTATTGGGATGAATACGTGCCAGCGCCCGGGCAGGATCGTATGTGGAGAAAGATGCCTCATGTAATGCTATCGAAAGTTGCTGAAGCTGTGGCGCTGAGAAAGGCGTTCCCGCAGGATCTTTCAGGGCTATACACGAACGATGAAATGCAGCAGGCAGACAGTGTTCAGCAGCAGCCAGAAGATCCGCGCTCAGTAGACGAATTGCACGTCGAGTACATGGAGTTGTTCAACGCCTACGTGTTGCGCTCAGGGGACGCTGAGGCCGGTCGGCCTTTCCATCCAGACAACTGGAAGAAAGAACGCACCCGAGCAAACTATCTGAAAGCGATTGACGCGATTAGTCAACGGTTAAAGGCGATCCCGACAGAGGCATGACCGACTTTTTAGATGAGCTGGCAAGCGATCAGCAATTCAATGAGAATGTGGACCAGGGGTTGCTGGCAAGGATTGAAACTCTTATCTGGTATTCCAGCATGAGTGACGCAGAAAAACACAGGGAAATGAAACGAATGCTGAGACTTGAATCGATAGAAGATGCCATGCGGATGGTGAAGTTCCTGGAAGATTTTCAGCCAGTGCCTCCACATGACAGGGCGGCGGTTACGCAATATGAAATAGTCAAGGCAACAAGGGAACGGGCGGATTACGATGACTTCAAAGAGAGGAAGAAATGAACCCAACACTGAATCAGAAATTAAACAGTATACGCGCACTGATTGATGCGGATGTTACCGGCGTAGATATTGATAGCCTGATTGAAAAAGGTAAAAGTCTGGCACAAATGATTGGGCTTTCATCTGAATGTAAAGCACAGGCCAGGAAAGAACTGGAAAAGAAACGCTTGGTATCCATCGCAGAAATACAGCATAAAGACTATTCACCATCAGTCATGTTGAAAGTTGTTGATGCTATGAGCGCCGACGAACTGGCCGCCTTTGAATATGCAGATAGATTGAACGCCGGCATTACGCATCAGTTGGATTACTACAGGACTGTAATCAGCCTGCATAAAACAGAATTGGAAAACAGTTTAAAGTAAAAGAAAATGCAAGGATTAAATGAACCCGACCACCCGCGATTCACCCGCTTCTACTGGAAGTATGTACTGATATCAGTTATTATTTCACTGCTGATAGCGTACGGTGTATACTACGGGGCTGCTGCTATTGCTAATTTTATTTGTAAGCCATGAAAAGAGAATTACGATTTAGAGGTTGGCACACTTCTGCAAACAAAATGTTTTCAGCTGAAGAAATGGCGAAGGATCAATTAACGCTACTCACTACTGGATCATTCATCAATGTTAGCGGCGCTGATACAAGCCTGAGTGTTGTTTATGACCGTGAAAAGTTTATTCCCTTGCAATTTACCGGACTCCACGACCGCCACGGTAAAGAGATTTACGAGGGGGATATCATCAGTGATCCTAACAATTTTGGATGTATAACAGGATGGGGAGGTGGTGAATGTGATGAATTTCCAGATAAAAAACTGATTGCGTGGGATGAGACGGACGCCAAATTCAAATTGGATTTTCTGAATGAAGCATACCGTGGTCGTGGAGTATCTGGATACTCTCTGTGTAAAGGCAACTGCACAAGTCGCTTTGAAGTAATCGGGAATATTCACCAACACCCTGAACTACTAAAGTTATGAAATGGATATCAGTTAAAGAAAGATTGCCGGAGAACCCGCAAAACGTTTTGTGTTGGCTTGGCGATGTTGTCCTGATGGGCACTTACTACGCAGACATTATAAATACGAATGAACGTTGGGCATTCTTCTTTTCAGACAATGGCCGACAGCGTGATGATTACTGGCAATCATTATTAACGCATTGGATGCCCTTACCCGAACCTCCTAATGATAACCCATGAACACTGAACCCACACCCCGCACCGCCTTACGCTTCACCCGTGATGCTTTACTTGTGATAGGTATTTTTATATTGTCCTTACTGGCTATTGGATGGAGTGCGGCTAATGGGGAGAGGATTGACATTTATTGTAAAAACGTTTTGAAGCCATGAAAGACATTAAAGATTATCTGCACTTGTATTTAGGGCAGCGTTGTTTAGTAACACTCGCAGACGACGACCCGGACGGTTACTACGATGTTATAGATGGCGGTACAATACAAGCATACATCGACGACTGTGAGCAGCGAAGTATCCAGCCCCTCCTTCGCCTATTGTCTGATATGACGGAAGATGACGGCGGAAAGATATTTGGCAGCAAAACCAAATACCTGTTCTATAAAAAAGAACGTGATGCAAACCCGCACGATTTATACCTGTTCACTCCTAAAGAGTTTGCCGCTCTCCTTAGAGAAGGGTATGACTTATTCAACCTTATCCCGGAAGGACTTGCCATTCATAAAATCAAAGAAACTGTAAAGCCATGAAAGATATTAAACTCATAACCAAGTCGTCCCACAAGTTTAACAGAGTTTAAAGCAAACGGACGCAGGCACAAGGGACGCGCCTGCAACATTGAAAGTACCGGCTGGATAGACTTTAAATCTATCTGCCTGATTGAACACGAAAGTCCGCAGTACCTGTTAAGTCAGGCGTTGAGCGGGGACGTAATGCGGCGGGATTATTCCCAAAGCAATTGGAAGCAATGTCAATCCGATGTGGAGCGGGCCATCGTAAAAATCAACCGAATGGGAGAATGCGGGCTGCCCTGAGTGCCCGCACTTTTTACACCTAACTGAAAATTCTAACCTGATTGCCTTATGCTTTCCCAAGTTGAATTTGCAAAAATATTAGCGGCTATATCAGGCGGAGTAATTAAAAAGACTACCGGAGTAATGTTTAAGAGGGAATTAAAGAAATGAATTACAAGGGCCATCAGGTATTTCGTAATGAAAAAGGCTTCGATGTTATCGAGGAAGGGCCGGTAATTATTGAGGGTGTTGATCATTACGTTGTTAATGGGTTTGTTTCTTGTAATCCGTCATTAAATCACAAAGCATGGGGAGTTACTCCGATGCTCGGACGCTGCCCAGAGTGTTACAAAGGACTGTATTTTAAACCGCAGCTTGAATTATTTGAAAATGAACGAAGATAAGAATTACAGATGAAACGATTCCAAAAAGGACAACAAATCATTTGCATCCATCCCACAGGAATGTGGTTAGGTGTATTTCCTGGGCCTTTTAAAGATGAGATAGTAACCGTCTCTAAATATTCGTCAATCCATCCTGGGTTCATTGAGTTGGTTGAGTATCCTTATTCTCACATTGGTAATAATCTTCCTGATTGTTACGCACAAGAGGCATGTGAGCCGCTTGCTGATATAACAGAGTTAGTTGAATCACTTGAAGAAACTGTAGAGCAATGACAACCAACGGACACAAGCACAAAATATCCCATCCAGGCTACGGACAGAGTAAGGGATTCAATAGAAGTAATGACTTCGTGTTTTCAGATAATATTGATAAATGGATCGGATCAAAGAAAGTAAACGACAACAGGGTGGATAAAAGATTGAAAAGGAATAAATGAACCGGATTATAAACAGTGATTGCTTAGAGGGATTAAAGGAATTACCGGACGCGCTGGTGGATTGCTGCGTTACCTCTCCGCCTTATTTCGGGTTGAGGGATTACGGACATGAAGGGCAAATCGGAATGGAAGGAACGCCGGAAGCATTCGTAGATAAGATGGTTGAAGTATTCCGGGAGGTTAAAAGGGTATTGAAACCGGAAGGTACCCTATGGGTCAATCTTGGAGATAGTTACAATGGGTCAGGGAAAGGCGGGAACCCCACGCCTGGCAAGCAGGACACAAACAGAGGAACGGTCGGGGTTAAAGGCTGTCGGAAAGGTTACGATTCATTCAAACCAAAGGACCTTATCGGTATTCCTTGGATGGTAGCCTTTGCGCTTCGTGCTGATGGATGGTATCTCCGACAGGATATTATATGGGCTAAGAAAAACTGCCTGCCGGAAAGTGTTACAGACCGCTGTACAAAAAGCCATGAATATATTTTCATGCTTAGTAAATCCCCACGATACTTTTACGACCAGGACGCAATCAAAGAGCCTGCAATTTACGATGTAGACGGAACAGGAACGCGAGCTCGGAAAGCGCGGCAGAAAGACGACGCTAAAAGCCTGCCTACTGCCGAACGTGCTGGTATACGTCAATTCAAGGATGCCGCAAAGATGAACGGCAAACATCAGGATAAACAACGCGGGCATTCCCGTAGGCATAACGGATTTAATGACCGGTGGGATAATATGACCCATGAAGAACAATGTACTGGAATGCGAAACAAGCGGGATGTATGGACAATTTCCCCTGCGCAATACCCGGAAGCGCACTTCGCCACATTCCCCGAAGAAATCCCTGCTATCTGCATAAAAGCCGGATGCCCTATTGATGGGCTTGTCCTTGATCCATTCATGGGCGCTGGTACTACAGCATTAGTCGCTCGTAAACTAATGAGAAACTTTATAGGGTTTGAACTAAACCCGAAATATATCAAAATAGCGGAAAACCGATTGTTAACCGAGTTGGGAATGTTTAAATGACACACCATGCAAAAATCATCGACAAACAATAAGCGTCATCCATATCTAAGAGGCCATTCCTTCTGGAGTGAAAACGCTTTCTGGAGAAATGACAGGTACTCCGATAAACAGCAGTACAGGTTTGAAGTTTGGCTGGATGAGATGAGGGTGAAGGAGAAACAGGTAAACTTATGACGGAAGTTGAATTACGTCAGCGTTTCGGCACTGTGGTTAATGCCCCTTATCAGCCTTTTGATATTGATGCAATAGAAGATTCTTTGCGAGGGGTCAAGAAGGAAATAGAAGAGGAGTCGTATGCGGAAAGACGAAAGCAGTTACGGAAGGTCCGGAATGATTTACAGATTTTATTGAAACACTTTTTATGAATGAAGACAAGGAACAATTCACGGTAGATAATCCAAGGCGACTATCATCATGGGAACGAATCGCTAAAAAACAGATTCTAAGGTGGCTTAATGACGACGAGTTTTCATCCAGAATCACACGTGAGACTCTTAAAAATGACGAACACCCGCCAGGACCATTCACAAAGTTTCTTTATTGGTTTGCGTGTTCGTGTCAGGCTGGATGGGGTGTGATGGTTGATTTTAATGAATACCGACAAAGAGTCTACCTGACAGACAAGTATTATAAATGGATGCATAAACTAAGGGATGAATTATTAGAGGTAACGAATGGCTAAAGAGCAGAAAGTATACATGCCGTTAATGATCGGTGACTGGTTAAAAGGGACTAGGGGTATGAAGGCCGAGATCCGGGGCGTTTATATCAACCTTCTTTTATTCCAATGGGATAATGGATTCATCCCTTCCGACATGGAAGAGCTCTGTTTAATAGACCCGGAATTACCTAAAGTTTGGGATAAGCTAAAAGTAAAATTTATTGAGATCGAACCCGGTAAACTTCAGAATAAAAAAAATGAAGAAGTCCGGGACTTTTGGAAAAAACAGAGGAAAAACGGTGAATTAGGCGGTAGACCTAAAAAAGAGAAACCCAAACAAAACCCAACCAATAACCCAAAACAAAACCCAAGTGATAACCATCATAATGATATTGATAATGATATTGATTTGCCTTTAAATAAAAAGGAGTCGGATTCAAAAAATGTTCCACGTGCCACATTTTCCAAGCTGGAATTATTCAACGAATTATTTTCCGATGAACTATACCTCGAAAGTTTGAACAGACTTCATCCTAACAAAGATTTACCGCGAGCTTTCGAAGAGATGTACGTGCATCATTCAAACGCCCCAAATCCACCGGTTGAGCTTGGGGAATGGAAACAGAAATTAAATACATGGTTAATTAATACAAAAAATGGAACCAGTAAAAAATCAGACGCAATCAACAGCCGTCGAGCGGCTTTCGCAGCAAAGCACGGTACAAGCTCTAGCGGTTAAAAGATTTGACGAGGCGTCAAGGCTGCTGCCCTCACGGATTGAAAATACCTTTGATCTTCCGAAGGTCCGGGAAATGGTTTTAGCCACAGACGAAAAGACGGTAGCGGGCTTTATCGAGTTTGAACTTATCAAGCTGGCGGAGCGGATTAATGTAGGCGGCAACCTCACACCTGGGCAGGTGGAATTTATCGCCTCACAGTTGGTCGACGCCTACCCTAACGAAACCATTGCTGATTTTAAAATATGTTTTGAGCGCGGATCTTCCGGCGTGTACGGCAAGATATGGAAACTGGATGGGGTAGAGATCGGCAATTGGATGAAAGCCTACCTGGACGAAAAGTATCAGGTATTGGAAAATGAGTTGATGAAGGAAAAAGACCATCAATACAAACAACCGATTCAAAACACCGACTGGTTGCAATTATGGAAAGAGTCCATCGAAAAGACAGATAAGGAAGGCGGAGTAAAAACTACTACGCAAAACATCCACTTCCTAAATAATCTGCGGGGATTGACCGATCAGGAAATTAAGGAACAAGGACAGGAAAAACCAAAAGCCAAATTCCACCCAACCACCACCCCGAGCCAGGCCGCCGCCCACGAGCTCCACCTGGAATGGATCCGCCGGAACTACGACAAATACACCGGGGATAAATTACCAACATGGATACCGGAAAAAGAATGGTTGGATAGTCTATCACAGGAAGAAAAACAAAGGATCGTTAAACCAAAATAACATGAGCCGAATAATGGAGCAATTGAAACGCCACATTCATGATGAACTAACAAGTGAAGTGAATGAAATGATTATTGCCCTAAAATTAAACAGCGGTGAAATCTATGATAACGCAACCGAAGATCAACGCCTAAAAATTGATAAGGCAAGAGGCTCCCGTAAAATGCCGACCACTCAGGAACTTATTGACCTACTTGATCGCGTCCGGGATGAGATGGATAAATGTACTATGGACTTTAAACGATACTAGAAGGTTAATCTCTTAAACCAGTAGAAGCAATGACAAAACTATTCGTAAAAATTGCAATCAAATTCCTGCGCTGGCTGATGATCAGCAAAGGAACTCATTTACACTCATTTCACCTCCTACGCGCCGGGTGGGTTATTGAGGAAGATGAAGGTATAAAGTTCTTTGTGGAGCCGCGGATAAAAAGCCGTGACAAGGTATGGATCAGTCTTCATAATTATTACTACCGGGTTTATCACGGAGAGCGCCGCACCTTTGTTTCTCTTGAGAGTACAGTTGAATGGCCGCAATTCTACCTGCTTTGTCTTGATAAAAATCTGGAATGTAAAACACGCAGACTAGAATTTACTAAGTTGAAATGACCCGCTCATTTCAGATAGAAAACTATGTATAAACAGATCAAATCGAAAAACAAGTTTAACGCCGTCCGGTCTGAATTCCTGGGGCGCTGGTATCATTCCAAAGGAGAATGTGAGTATGCCATGGAACTGGAATGGAGAAGGAAGGCCGGCGAAATAAAGGAATGGATACCACAACATAAGATTGATCTAAAAGTGAACGGTATCCATATCTGCAATTACACGGTAGATTTTAAGGTAATTACAAAGCATGACGGCATTGAATTTCATGAATACAAAGGAGTATCCACGCCAGATTTTCTTATCAAATGGAATTTACTACACGCGCTCAAAGATGAAATAGAACCCGGATGTGAACTGATTTTAATAAAACATCAGTCTAAATTCAAACCGAGTAAAAAATGGAAGTAGTACCTATGAAAATGAGAAACGAATGAAACTATGGAAACAATCACTGAGGTAAAAGAACGCCCGATACTTTTTAGTGCCCCGATGGTGCGCGCTATTCTGGAAGGGAGAAAGACGGTAACGCGGCGGGTAGTTAAGCCGCAGCCAGACGATGATGGACTTTGGAATGACACGGACCGGCCACGATCATTGGAAAGCACTTTAAGTGGTTGGAATGGGACGGTGGATGAAACCGGGGAGTCAAAAGAATTTCGATGCCCCTATGATGCGAATGTTCTTTGGGCCCGGGAAACGTGGGCTAAAGTGAATGGAGAAATTGCATATAAAGCCAGTAAGAAAGATTATCTATTTGCGCCCGGTGAAACGAAAGGAATCTGGAAGCCCTCCATCCACATGCCGAAAAAAGCATGCCGCCTTCGCTTAGAAATACAATCCATCCGAGTTGAAAGGTTACACGATATAACGGAAGAAGACGCGATAAGAGAGGGGATTCACTTTGATGAGGATTCAGGATACTGGTTCGCCGGCGATGTCGCTATGAATCAAACTGCCAGAGGGTGCTTTATGGAACTATGGGTACACATCAACGGCGTTGAATCATGGAATATCAATCCATGGGTGTGGCGTATTGAATTTAAGAAGCTATGAACAAGCGCCCCGACAACATCTGCCTTTGTGGCAAGGATAAGACCCGTCCCGGATGGAAGCCGTGTCATTGGTGCCCATTTAAGATAAAGAAATAATGCCCTGCGATTATTCCGAATATCATCCCCGATGGACTTTAATTGTCCGGCTGATCCGAAAGCGGAGCGGCGACCGATGCGAAGGCTCTCCAAAGTTCCCGCTCTGCCGGGCAAAGAATTATGAGCCACATCCTGAAACCGGAAGTAAAGTAATTCTTACAACCGCACACCTGGATGGGAATAAAGAGAACAATCGATTCGATAACCTGCGACATCTTTGCCAGCGCTGTCATCTCCATCACGACATCGGACATTATGTTATGAATAGAAAATACGGCAGACATCACTCAGGAAAACATCAAACAAAATTATTCAAATGAAATACAGAAAAAAACCAGTAGTTGTTGAGGCGATCAGGTGGACGGGGTGTATGCGTTCATTTGAGGAGATAAAGCAATTTTGCCCGGATATTGTCGATGGCGGCGCTGTATGGCATCCGTATGCTCCTCCAACAGAACCTAGCACAAGTTCATGGCCATTGTTCATCCAGACCCTTGAGGGTAATATGGCGGCTCAGATCGGTGATTATATCATTAAGGGTGTTAATGGTGAATTTTACCTATGCAAGCCGGATATTTTTGAAAAAACTTACGAGAAGGCCGGAATGAAAGCAGACGAAGAAAGCGGAATGTATGAAGAGCCGAATATTCCACACCCTCATCATAACGCCCCTGTAGTAGCTACATTCAAACTTGACCGATTAGGAAACACAGCAGGGCCAGTTATAGAGGGAGAAAGTCAGCGGCGATGTAATCTATCTGATGACGATCTTATTAAGCGTTGCGGGGATTGGATATCTAAACTTTGCAAAACCAGAGGGGGCGCATGGTGCCTGCGTGTACCTGTTGATTTCGATCACGACCCCGATATGCTTTTCATCGAACTAATTCAACGATATAAAGAAACCCGTAAGAATGGAAAAGACTGAGAAGCCAGATTTAGTGATTTACTCCGATAATAAGGGGAATGTAGACCAACAACAAGTAGGTAAAATGATTGCCTATTTTCAGGAGAGAATATCAGAACTTCAAGAGGAAAAACAAGAACGCTACGAACTAGCCCTTGCAAGAATAGCAGAACTGGAAGATCAAGTTGACAGCCTGAAAAAAGCAATCATCAATGGTAACAATCTATACGCAAATCTCAAATGGGACGATGACGAATTAACCCCGTACATGAAGCTGGAAAAAGAACTCTCCGACACAAAAGCAAATCTGGGACGGGCGTACAACGGAATCAAGCATCGTGACCAGAAAATCCAGGCCTACAAAGAATATATGGAAAGGAACGGGATACCGCCGTTCTAACAAAAGAAATAGACTGAACGTTGTAAGTTTTATATGAAATTTATATCTTAATAACATGAAAGAAATAAAATTAACACAAGGTAAAGTCGCGATTGTTGATGATGAGGATTTTGAATCACTTAATCAATTTAATTGGATAGCTTCAATGAAGAAATATACTTGTTATGCAGTCAGGACGATAAAAATAAATGGTAGTTATAAAAAACTTCATATGCACCGGGAAATTTTAAATGCCCCACAAAATATGCAGGTTGATCATAAAGATCATAATGGA